CGATAAAATAAAATAAGAAATATTGAAACAATTCTTTACAATTGACCATAAATACCCACTAACTGGATTATAAGTCCAGTAAAAACCTAGTTATATTAATGTTTTATAACTAACAAGGTACAAAATCTGCAAAAAAGTCTATATACAAGGGGGGATTTTTTGTTTTGTATATATGCGTAAACCCTTCAAATTTTTGTTCCAAAATTATTTTGTAGACCATCTATAAGTAACTATAAGATACCTATAGGTTATCTATAAGTTAACTATAAGGTTATCTATAAGAAGACTATAAGATCCCTATAGACTGCCCAGAAGTGTCTTATAGGGATCTTATGTATTTATTTTAGTAGATTATCCTGCAGAAGATAGTTCTTTGGAGGTTCTGTGACTTTGTATTTATCTTTTGTGGTCTTTGGTGTCTTAACTAAGCAGAAATTTGTCAGAGCCAAATTCCTACTTACATTCTATGGGATATCTATGGTCGCATCCCCCCCTATAGTCCCCCCCTTCATTGGGTATCTTTCTCCACTACTAGTACCTAATAAGAATTACTTATAAAGCCATCGGAGTTACCATTAGAATTACTTATCTGAGAGGGAGTCATACCTAGTGCAGTTTGAGTGATGGTGTTGTTAAGAGAAGAACCCCAGTTATCTAGGTGTACTCTAAGCATTTCATCTTTACGAGATCTCATATTACGGTCTTCATCTTGGTTCATATAGTCTGTCCAGTAGGCAACAGCACCAGATAGAGCGTCCAAGATGTCATCATGCACTAGAGAACCCCTATGTTTGGTAATACGGGACATTTGATAGAAGAGTTGTAGCTTTAGTTTTCTTTCTGGTGCTTCGTTGGGGTTAGATCTATAGTCTTTTTCTACTACCTTACGGTCTATTATCAGCCTGTGAGAGTTCAATACAGGTTCAAGAGTATCTATTATGCGTAGTTCTTTGGTCTTTGTGTTGCGTACGTCCTGTACTTCGCAGGGGTGATACCTCATAAGGAAGGGTTTCAGTAGTTCAGCAAACATACCACCACCCATATTGGATTCTACGAGGATTGTATTTACTTTATTTGTCTTGGCTATCTTGGCTAAAGTTGTTAAAACAGCGTCACTGTAACCACCATTAAGGCCACCAGCATCAGGAACGTAGAGATTACCGTTCAGCATCTTTACAACAGCGTAACCAGTGGCATCTCGTCCTTTACCGGAGGGGTCAACGAACATTACAGAGCCTGTATATTTAATCCAATCACCGAATTGTTGTGCAGGTCTGTAGAAATGGTCTCCATTAAAGCCTACACAGGGTAATTCTTTAATGACATATTCAGGTGATGATGACCAGATTATCTTTTCTGGTGCATGATCAGGGTTTACTGAAGAGATTATGAGATCTGATAGCTTAAGAGGATAACGGTCTTGATCACTAAGGCTAGTATCAAGCATGAATTGCAAAGAAAACCCAGAACGTCCGTAGGAGGCCTCACGTTCCATCAGATCTATTGAAGAGAATCTATCAGGGTCAACAGGATCTTTAGGCTTTACAAGCTCCTCTGCAAGCCTTTGAGCTAACTTGGGAGCTAATCTATCACCATAGTTATTTTTTAGTTCCGGATAACGTGCTGTCCATATGCGTGTTGTATATCCACGCTCTTCAAGGGTCAGATATAAAGATTGTTCTGTCTGTGGTGTACCAAGAAAGGTTATTTTACCGTTTGGTTTGAGGATAGCATCAAATTCTTTTACAGCTTCACTTAACTTGTCTCTCATCGGTTGAGTAAAGCTGTTATTTGGTACTTCTACATCATCAGCTATAACTTCATCGGCTCTACTACCTGCCATCTGTCCAAGAACACCCTGTGACTTTACAGAAGGGGCATGATCAGCAGATGCAGGCCCAACATCAAAACTTATCTTACTGTTTCTCTGAGTGTCTTCTGGACGCAGTGGAGCTAATATTGGCATCTCATTGATAAGACGCATGGTGAAAGTAGAGAAGTTATCTGCTCTATCCTTACTTGCAGAGACAACAAGGAACTTTAGTTGTGGATTCATCCGTAGTTTCCACACAACATAGGTAGATGTAATCCAACTTTTACCAACACCTCTAAAGGCCTGTATGATCTTTCTACGAGGGCCGTATTGTAAATACTCAGCTATGTCTAATTGAACTGGTGTGGGGTCAGGAAGGTTAAGATGACGCCACGTTATGATTAGAAAGTATCTAAAATCTTGTAATTTTTCTGGTAAAGGTTGCAATTATCGTTCTAAAGCAGGTATCACATCAAGGTCTGGAAGGCTTGACATCAGATCTTCCATAGGATTGTTTGCTGTAGGAATACATTCAATACCATTATCTTTCAACAGTTGTCTTGCTACGTTTAGATCACCTGCCTTTGCCTCTCCACTTTTTACTTTATCCAACAGATTTTCTATAAGAACTGTATGCAGATTTTGTAATAATTCTAATTTTTTGTCGTTATTCATAACTAAAATGTCTGTTGAAACTAATATACTATTTTTTAACAAATTATGCCCAATAAGCTAATTGGTCAACGGTTTAAAGTTGATGATCGTGTAAAAAGGAAAATGACAGCAATACGCTCTAATAGGTACATATTAAAAGAAGGAAGCATTACAGAAGCCCTCACAAGAGTAAATAAACTGGGTGTTAAACAATACTATTACAAAGTTTTATGGGATGACAAAAGGTCATCTGAACACGCTCAACATGGTCTTAAATCGGTCGAGTAAAGTTTTTTTAGTTTTATATTTTTTCTTTGGTTGTTTAAGATTTTTTGTGTGATGATGAAGGGCCATTTCTACTCTTAATAGCTTTGTTTCTGTCTCGGTAATACGTGACATGGCTGCCATGATTAACATATCTTGCAGCTTGTTTTCTTTTACAAGATTTAAGCAATACTCTTTTATTACAAAGTCTGGTAATGCTTCAACTTCTCTTTTTTTGATTTCTATTTCGAGTTCTACTTCTGGTGGTGGATTACCAATTAGAACATTAAAAAATTCTTTGTGGTTCATCTACCTGGAAAGAGTGCTTGCTCCAACATATCGCATAATTTGTCATCAACATCATTATCACTTTTTTCTACGCAGGCACGAACAAGATCCAGTGCAAGTTGACGTATTGCTTTGGACTTAAGGAAGGTAAGAAGGATTGGTTTTAGTATGGCAAGCATCAAGAAAATAATATTACTCTTTACATTATGTACTGATTTGCTAATTTTGGCTTGACTCCTCGCACAAGTCAATAAGTCCTATTCTCCCCAAGTAGGACTTTTTTATCTTTTAGGTTTTAATTCAACAACACTTAGTTCTACTTCTTTTAGTCGGTGAAATATTTCTCTCATGTCATCGTGCATGGTATCAATTTTATCTGTTAATAATTCTATTGCTGTTGTGTTTCGCACAAGGTCATCTCTTGATTGTCTTCCTCTGTAAGAGATAGAGCCAACAGAAACAAAACAAGCTGTTAATAAAGCCCCACCTACTGCTGCTGCCAGTTCAACCACTTTCCAAATCCTTTATTTATGTCTATTATGACAGAAAAAAGGTGTATGGACGAAAAAGAAAAGAAAGGACCTCTTCAAAAACTGAAGGAAAATATTACAGATAAAGAAGAGCAGTTAGCATTTATTTCAGTCGTGGTAAGGCTTACTGTTGTTGCTTGGAGTGGTTTCATAGTATCCCTTAATTACATATCGCTTCCTGGTTACAGTAACGAACCCAAGGACATTACATTTCCAGCTTCTCTTCTAACTGGAGCGTTAGCCAGTTTTGGCTTAGAAGGTGCAAAAAAACGTGGAGATGGTACATTTAAACCAGAGGATAAACCTCTTAATAAAAAAGAAGTCCAAGCGTTACTAGCGTCACAGTCTGGTGGTTATCAAACCGTTAGAATAGAAACACCAATTAAAATTATTGGTGCAGAAATTGTAGATCCCCCATCATCCAAAAAATGAAAAAATTTCTTCCTTTGATTTTACTAGCATTTCCAACAGCTAGTTTTGCTGACGTAACACATTCTATACAATCGGTGGCGAGCGTATCTACTCTCGGTGCAAGTGCCACTAGCGAGCGTATTGGAGCTTCAATCAGTGTTGCTGGTACAAACGTACAGCCAAAGGCAAACACTGTGGCCAACCAAATAGGTTCTCTTGATCTAGCTGATGCTGGTATTACTAATGGTGTTCCTACTGTTGATTACGATACTAGCTTCACGGTGGTTAACTCAGGTGATGCGTTTTCCGTGTCGGAAAGCTATATTCAAGCGGATAGTACGAGTACTACTGCAAGCACTGTCACAAATGGAGTTGCAGCCCTACCACTTCTAGGAAAGTACACTGTGGTATCTGGTGGCGATCCTGGTTCTGTAGCGATCACACTTGATTCTGGGCAAGGTCTTACAGCTAGTCTAGCGGATATGGGCAGTGGGACTTCAGTTACGCTCCAATCAACTATAACTTTAGGGTTGGATTAACGTGAAATGGTGGCTATGTCTACTTGTTGTTTTTATTCCTAATGTTTTTGCTGAGACTCCTAGATTTGGTGCGAACCAGATTCAAAGCAACTCAAGGAGTATTTCAAAAATAGATGAAGTTATTATTACTGAAAACTATAACTCAGGTTATGCGTACTCAGTTACAGGATCTAATATCAAAATCAAAGATGGTACTGTTATCTCTCCTGAAGCCACTTACACAACAAGTCAGAATACAGGTAATGCAGGTGCAGTTAATTTTGAATGGATAACACCAAACTTAACAAGCAAACCACAGTGGGAAATCGTGAGCGAAGGAGATGCCTTTTCTCTAACAGAAAACTTTATGGCTCCTGGTTTAGACGCAGTAAGCATAATAAACCGAACTCAAACAATAGAAACAACACAAACTTCTACAACCTTATTTCAATAGGACTACTGTTTGCTAGTCCTGTTTATGCTGAGACAACTATATCCAACCCCCAATCGAGTACTCAATCGACAATAGTCAACCAAGGATTTCAATCCATAAGCGGATCTTTCCCAACTCATAGATACAGTAATGGTATTCAATGTCAAACACCTACTCTTAGTTTTAATCCGTTCATAACAAAAGGAGAATACTACAACACTCCTAGAAGCACGATACAAAGAACAAATATATATAACCAAGCAAAAGATAGTGAAACTGGACAGCTAACAAATCCTGGTGAAATACTCTACATAGCAGAACAAGAAAGGTTAGATCAGATAAACCATAACTTTTCGTATGGAGCGACTATTAGTATCCAAGTACCACTAGGAAAACGATTTGACGATGAGTGTATAAAGGCAGCCCAAACTTATAGAAAGTATCAGGAGTTTATGCTGGATGCTAAAAAGCTAGAGGTAAATCTTAACCGTCTAAAAATATGTGCCGAGCAATTGACCCTCGGAGTTAAGTTTGTAGGAGAAGATGCTGTTAGCTGCCGTAATGTGGTTTTGACAACTGTACCTAATCAAGTTATTCCACATACTCATAAATTAAAGCAGTAGGCAAGCACGGTTAAACTTGCCCACCTAGACACCCTATCTGTCGCCATGTTAGATAAGGTTATTTTATTCTATCTTTTCTTTTTTCTTTTTTGTAAGCTTTTTTATAATATTTTTTATTAAGGGTTTGACAATATTAAGTAGTAGTGGAGTAGTGGCAGCAACAGAAGCAATAACAGCAGTAGATACAACAACACTAGCTGTCGGTATGTACTGGTCAACAAACGGTACTTCTTCCCAGATTGC